CCGAGATACTTGCCAGCGGCCCATTTGGCGGCAGTTGCTGCACCAAGACGGACCACTGAGCGAAGAGTGTTTCCTCCAAGATCGCACACCATGTCGAACACAGCACCCCAATCATGATTGGTGGGATTGGCCATAATACGAGTGGCTTGCACGCGATCATTCTTGGGAAGGCACTCCGTGTACACCGTGAAGGTGAGACGGATCGGGGCACCAACAACCCACTCAGAAAAGTAGACGATTGGAATCTGCGTGCCCAAGAAGGAGGACGAGGAATTGACGCAGGAGATGTTGTACTCACCATCACTGCCATCTTTGGGGCGCCAGGATACAGCACCATCATAGGCGCTCTTGCCATTATAGGCGAGCATACCATTGAGGTTCATGATCATGTTGCCAGATAGGCCAGTGATGTCAGTGGTGTTACTGATCCCGAAGAGAAGACCAGCATTGACCCATCCGGGGCGCTCATCAGTTGAGGTTCGGCTCTCCCACTCGATGGACATCCCAGCAAAACGACCAGTTTGGTAGTTCGTACTGAGAGTTGAGTCCTGAGTGCCAGCATAGGCAGTCCAGGTTCCAGCAGTGATCGGGCCGAGTGTGCCGTCAGCGAGCATAATTTCGTTTTGACCACGGGGGATGAGGAAAGCAGCAGCTGTGCCATTAGAGCCGCAAGTCAAATCCATCACAGTCACATTGGTGACCATGAGGGACCCCTTGCCGATACAAGGAGGGGAATACTTGTTCGGCTCTTTGAGCGATGCTATCCAAGCCCGAGCGGCTCGAACGTCTTCAATGTCTTTACGGACGCTAATAGCAGCATCCTGTTTGACAGTTGTCGCTGCCTCTTTGACGATGGCAGTTGACGCAGAGATGGCAGCACCATCGAGGACGGAGTTCCTCTTGTAGGGCGCCTTCTTCTTTGACGAACTTGCCTTCTTCTTCGAGGAGGTAGTTTTCTTGATAGAGACGTGTTTCTTCTTCTTTGACGAGGGCATTGTGGTCTGGGGGGGTGCGTTTGTATTTAAGCGGGGTAGGGCCTTCCCGGAATGCGGGACACGTACGTCCTCCGCTTTGAGACCAGAGTAGAGCTCCCAGAGCTCCCAGTCGTACAGATAGCACTTCCAGGCCTCGACAATTGCAGGATCGGTGGAAGTTCCGTGCCGAATTCGCAAAAAGTCAATGAGGTCCTGGAACCACACTCGACAAGATTTGCACGCAAACGTTTCGTTGCGGAGACCGCATGCACGAACGATTGAAGTGTACACGTTGTGGTCCTCGTTGTAGATATACATACTACTGCGCATACGAGAACAGTCGATGATAGGCAGCCACATGGCATGGCCGAACCGGGGAATATTGGTGAGCACGGACGTGTGTCCGATGAACGAAAGTTCAGTGAAGAGCCTGTAATCTTCAAACTCACATGTGTACTCCATACCTATGGCCTTCGAGACGGCCATAATGGTCTTGGGGTTAAACCACGGTTGGATCTTCTCCTTGACGGAGAAGTTCATATCATCGCCATTGAAAGAAAGAAGGACGAACTCTGTGAATGAGTCGTAGTCTTGGTACTCTTCTGGGACGAGAATGAGATACATGACCACGAAATCACAGAAGTTCTTGAAACCATTATCCTCGGTGGTGCTATCCTGACCGGAACCGTTTCCGGTGCCGCGAGAATGCACTTCACCGTCCACCCCAACAATAGGGGCGTGGAAAATGTCATAGTAAAGGTTTCGAATACGCTGAAGATTCTCGGGAGTACGGAAGTCACGTCGTAACCACTTGAAGCGCTGGCGGCCAATGGCCTTACCGATGAAATAACGGAAACGAGCATCATACTCGATACCATCCATAGCAGCGGAACCAGCGCGACGTGCAGTAAACTTGAGGTGTCTTTCCACTAACTCATGCCATCCACCATGGAATGGATCGATGCCGACCTCAGAACCTAGCTTACCATGTTGGGTAATTAGCGTGCGGTTTTGATCACGGAAAAGTCGCTTAGATGCGTGAGAGTGCGGCACAGGAAAGGCCATTACGGTCCTCGCCTTGCCCTGCCTCATCACCTTATCTGTACTGCGAACTTCTTCCTTAACTGAGACGGAAGCGAGAGAGCGAATGTAGTCAGAAGTTGCCAGCAACTCCCAGTACTTCTCGAGAAATTCCTCACCCTCAGGGGTGCCATAGAAGTCTTCCTTGTACTGATACTCCAAGGACCAGGGATAACCTGGCGACTTCTTGACGGGCATTAGCTCAATAGCTGTTGGCCCATCAAAGACAACTGAGTTTGAGAGAATGGGGGTGAACCGTCGGTCCAACCAGTCGAACGCGATGTTATACTTGCGCTTGACTTCGGGATCGAGAGGGTCCGGCGGTTTGTTGTATCGGAGAATAGATTTCGTGGCCAACGCAAGGGTCTTGGGAACGACCATGTAGTTTTCATACGTTGTTGGATCCTCGCCACGTCGCAAAAGGAACTCCTTCACCTCATCATCACGGTAGTCTGGTGTCTTCTCTTTGAAGGGACGGTAGACTGTACCCATGTGACGGGAGAACTCACCTAGATCTTTTGACGGATCAGGGCCGGAGAGGATGCGAACGAGTGACTGCGGATACGGAGACAAGATTTGTTCGAGCGTTGCCTCCGCTACTGAAAATCCGAATCCACATCAGAGGCCGAGTCACCGGACTCAGACTCCTTCTCCTCAGACAGGGCCTCATAGCGGTTCGACGTGGGGACGGGCTTAAGCTTGGGTAGCTTGTCACATCCGATGGTCAAATCCACATCAGAGTCATAGTCACTGTCAGCGAGATCATCAACCGATACACGCGCAGCTCCAACCATCATGCTAGAGACGGGGAGCTCACATTCAGCTTGGCGATTACGGGCGACCTGCGCCATGAGCATACAGCGGTCAGAGACGGCTTTGGCCCACGGCTTAGGAATACCCCGAACCTTGATGGCGATCTCCTCCCATTCGGCTGGCGTTATGCCAGCACCAGGGTATCGATTCTTCACAAGTTTCGCCTTGACTGAGGGGGAAAGACAATCGTTGAGAAGGGCGAGGTCATCACCAGTAGCGATGAACGTCTCGCACAAATTCACCTTGATCGCTTCCTCGAGAGTTATGGCAGAGCCAGACTTGGGCTTCTTGGCCACGAAGTCAAAATTCAAAGACTCAACCAACTGGTCGTGATAGTTCACATCTTCGACCAGGTCGGTACTGGGAGTCTGCTGTGCAATCTTGCTCAGCTCCTCACCAAAACCAACACTCAGAGGGTAAAACATGGGTTTGACAGATCCGGAGGAATTGCCCACACCGTGGACGCCCACCACAGCGCCATCAGACGCTGCCTTGTAGAACGCGCCGCAGGCACCGGACAAGGAACTGCCATCAAACTCCGTTAGAACAATCTCTCCGTTCTTCCCGAAGTTGCGAGTCTCACCACACTTGCCAACACATTGTTGCGGGCCAGTGCGACCAATGAAGTTCAGGACAAGAAGCTCGTCCTTGATAGGGGCGCGGAAGTGAGCCTTATTGCTCTTGATCTTGCACCCAACGGGCTTCATGGTCATGGTGAGGTCAGGAGTAGTCTTGAAGACAGTGCACTTCATGTCAAGGGGATATTCCACCCCATTCACCTTAATGAAAACGTGCTTGAAACCGCTAAACCCGTGCCTAGGAGGGCACAGTCGATCAGCGAAGCATGTAATGTTCACATAGGAGTCGAGTTTGAAGGGCACGAGAGGATCGGGAGAGGAGCGATGAACACAGCGAAGCTCGTAGCTCACCAAGGGTGTCATGACCGCGTGGCCCTGACGCACATGCTCAGGAAGGAATCTTTCAGCCTTCTTCTTTGTCATGTAGAAATCCTTGGGCGCAAAAACGTGCTTATGGCGGTACTCATGCTCTTCTTCCTCTTTAGTCTGCTGACGTCGCAGGGGTTTCTCCTTACCACGCCAGTTGACGTTGTCATCACGACTTTGCTTGTCATGCTTGGAGACGTACACGGGGTCATTTCCCTTCGCGTGATGTGTGGCAGCCATCTTGCGGTATGCAATCCGCTTTCCGACCTTGCCACTACGCTTGGAAGGGAGACCATCTGCTTCGACGTACGCCTCGAAGGTCTCACCGCCAGCCGTAGTGTACACGACCGGGAGGAGACCTTCTGCCTCTGCCATTTCGGGGGTCTTCTGAACCTTGCTCAACGTGGCCCTCCATCTCTTTCCCAAATAGCGATAATAATCGCCCGTCGGTTTGAATAGAGTACGAAGTCGATCGCCACGAAAGTAGTCATAGATCCCATATATAGCCAAGGCC